CCCGCTTGAGTGGTTGACACACTAGATGCATCTGTTGATATGACCGCTTGTGCAGTAGCCGTGTTTGCAGAGGCTAATGCAGAGGTTGCAGAACTTTGGGCTTCGTCTCGTGCTAACTCAGTGTCAGCAAGAATTACATACATCTCTGGGTTGACATCACCAGTTGGCCCCTGTGGGCCAATAATATTTCTATCTATTTGTACGACTGTTCGACTTGTCGGGGTTACGGTTACGGTAGTCAATTTATCACCCCATCGCTTCTAATAATGAATAGTAAAAAAATAATTGAATCTTGCGCTGGCGTTGTGCCTACAGCAGGAAAACTTACCTTTATGCGCCCTGAGAACCCCGCACCGTTTATTGATGCAATGTCTAATTCGGGGTCGGAGGCTACAGCAAGCCACGCAGAATCATCAATGACTAACGTAAACTCACCCAATGTGTCATTGCGGTTAGTAATTGTTAAGTTTATTGATGTAGGTGTTGGCGTGTAATCAGCAATGTCAAAAGTTAGACCGTAACGACTATCACGCACATTACTTAATTGTCTGCGGATAATGGTTGCTGAAATCGTTGCACCTGTAAGGTCAACTTGCAAGCCTTCGTTTTCAAAGGCTAGATTCCAGAATGTTTGTTGTTGGTAAACTAGTTCACCAGCAATTATGGGGTTATCAAACCCGCTTACTTGCGTGAGTGAAGATTTATTAAATACTGCCATGATTTTACCTTTTCTCGGTTTGCCCTGCTATGCACTCACAGCGGGTTTAATCATGTCTTATTTTGTTTAGTTTAACCGCAGACATAGATACAAGCAATTAATTTCACTTCACTTGGTGTGACGAATATCACATTTTGCCTAGCCCGTGCTACTGTATTAGACCTTACTATGTCATCGGCTTGTTTCATGCCCTTACCTGCGGTTGACGAGGTGATGATTAAATCACCTATTTTTATGTTTCCACCTTCACCGCAACAGTTTATTGCACCTTCACCTACCGCGTTAATAACTGTGTTGTTATATGTTTCGGATAATGTTGCAACGTAAATAGGGTCGGTAATAACTCCATCTGTCATAAGCGAAGCAGGAACGCCTGCCATCAACGGTCTTTGGCTAACAAATACACCAAGCGCCCCGACCTGATTAGCCGTTGCTGATTTCGTAACAATGGTCAAAGAATCAGAAACTTTAGTCACTATTATTGTTGTATCAATAACAATATCGCCTTGCTCAATTTCAGTACCTATTTCAATTAATCCATCGTGAGAACCTGTAAATGGTGACCATGAGCCAGTTACAGCATAGCCAGCATAAGCACCATTAGCTTCCGACACTGCTATAAATGCAGCACCTCCACCGCTTGCACCTGACGCTGCAATAGCGCAATTCTTTAATGCACCATTTGGGTTTGCTGCGTTTACTAGCAATGCAAAATCAGCAACAAAACCATAATTTCCAGTAAAACGAGCAGAACCGCCACCGTTGTTTGTTGCCCATGTATTATTTACTTGTAGACCATAAACAGTTTGGCTATTTTGAAACACATACACAGCGTTATCGTAACTAGGGTTATTAACAAACAAACCTTGAGTGGCATTGCCGATTGCGATATTGCCTGCGGTAACAGAACCTAAGTTAGCAGAAATTGCCGACAGTGAACCCACTTTTAAAGATGATAAATACGGCACGTTCCACACGGTTTGATTAGTTGAAAAACTGTAAATACCGTCACTTTGGTATAAAGACTCCCCCGCCACTAATGCGGGTGGTGTTGCTCCCCAAACTGTGCCAGTTCCCCATTCATTATTTGATGGAAAAGATGTGCTACCCGTTGTTGTTACCGTTGTTGGTGATGATGCTAAAGAGCCTAACGTAGTTTTTGTATAACACACACGGGCAGACGAACCAGTCGTACCTGTTGCCCCTGTTGCCCCTGTAGCGCCAGTTGCGCCTGCTGCGCCAGTCGCTCCAGTTGCCCCAGTCGCTCCAGTTGCCCCAGTTGCCCCTGCTGCGCCAGGTGTGCCAGTCGCTCCAGTTGCGCCTGCTGCGCCAGGTGCGCCATCATCACCAGCATAACCTCGTGCCGTTATGCTTGCAGTTACCCAGTTAATCGTTGAAGTGGTTACCGTTGCTGAATCCAATAATGCTACGGTAGCACCCCACAAAGTAAAGCCCAGACTTGGGCTAGATGGTGGCGTTAATGACCAACCGCTAGGTGTAGGCGTAAACGTACCGCTAGACCATGTGTATGTAGATGTTCCTGTCGGGCCTGCGGGTATTGTCACAGCCCATTGAAATACTGTAGGCAATGCTGACTGAATGCCTGCTGCGCCAGTTGTGCCAGTCGCTCCAGTCGCTCCAGTTGCGCCTGCTGCGCCAGTTGTGCCAGTCGCTCCAGTTGCGCCTGCTGCGCCAGTTGTGCCAGTCGCTCCAGTTGCGCCTGCTGCGCCGTTTAAAGATACCGCAGCAATGCCAACACCTGTTGTCCAATTTAATGTTGAGGTTGCGTCTGTGCCTGCTGCGATAACCTCTTTGCTTGCTTCCCATAAATATATGCCGGGTGTGCCGGGGTTTGCAGGAATTGTCGTAGTCCAACCGCCCCCACCTGAGTACGAGGCATTTACACCGGTTGCCCAAGTGTAAACAGACGTACCGCTAGGGGTAGATGGTGCAACGGTTGCCCATTGATACAGATAAGCTGCTGTTGTCTTAATGCCCGGGTCACCTTGTTCAACAAAATTAAATTGAACTGCGGTTGTTGATGCTTGTGTCACTAAACCCGAATTATCTTTATATCGTACAGGTGCGGTTAAAGTCGCTGAGTTTGCCGACATAACTGTAGGTATCGGAAACAATGCCGCTAAACCTAAAGCCGTCGGATTGCCTATAGTGATGTTTGTTTTAACAATGTCGGCATATCCTGTCGTGCTTGAGCCACCAATACGGTAAGTGTTGTTTATAAAGGCTACATCTGCATCAGTTTGTGATGCTACAAATTGAGTTTGCCCTAAAGCAGTAGAACCGTTTAGGCTTGCAATTGCATTAGTAAATGTAGCCGTTGTGCCGTCATAGGGTACGAGTATGGCAGCGGGACTAAATGTAGCTACAAATGTACCAGCTAGGTTAGTAGGCCCCCATGAATAAACCGCGCTTACAGGCGAGAAATTAGACTGGGTAATTTCATTTCCAACTTTGTACGCAAAGTAGTAAACCCCTGTGGGCAATGCTAAATCTGTAAATATATAGTTTGTATTGTTAACAAACGCTTTAGATGTAATTGGTGTTTGATAATCTAGTAAAGACCAATCGGTAGCTGTAGGTGTTGCGCTTGTTGTGTAATATAAAAATACAGAGTTTACGCGCCCTGTCACGGGTATAAATACTTGTACATTAAATGTTGGCACGACTGCATCTGGTAATGCACTTGACACTGTAGGAGCATTTAAACCACTAAAATAACCACCCGCGACTAAACCAGAGTTAGGTGCAGGGGCAAATTGTGTGATGTCAAAGTTGTCGTAAACCTGCGCGTTGTATTCTGCAAGCTGTATTTGTGCGCCAAGGTTGCCGTCTTCGACTGATGCTTCCCGTACTTGCATAACCCTAAATAACTTTGCACTCCAACCGTAATAGGCGTTTGTAACGCTAACAACGTCACCCGCACTAATTTGTATACCTTCGTAGGTCGTGTTAATAGTTAAGTTTAAATCTTCACGCGCTTGCTCAAGCAACCTATTGGCTAAGTAATACGCTTGTACGCTGTTGTTAACTAAATCGTAATTTAAATTAGTTTTATTAACTGGCTCATTTGGATACAGCAACCCTGTTGGCGTTTCAATGTATACATAATTAAATTGGTCTCGGTTTGCATTTTCAGGGAACTTAGCTTCTACTTGATTTATCGAATTTGTGATGTCGATACCACCGACTGTAATAGCACCGATAATATTTGAGTCATCAAAGGCAAACGATGCGCTTTCAGCTTTATTTATTATTACTTCCCATTTACCACTTGTTTCTTGGTACGACATCCACGAATCACAGGCTGTCATTATTTGGTCAACGTTTTGAATCATGTTTTGATTTGTATCTAATACACCATTAATTCTGTATCTTGGTTGAGTTAACAACGTGCCTGCTTGATTGCGGAAAGTAATCGTTTGGTCTGAATAAATGTTTAAAGCTACCGCAGAGCCATAATCAACATATATAGGGTCTACTGCTGCGCCATAAATCGGGTTAGTCATGTAGTCGTACCAGACGTCACCCGCAGCAGCGTGTGGTGAACCACGCAAATAATGTTGTGCGTAAAACGTTAACGGTTGTAACTGTGTAGTACCTGCGTCACGGTTATAGACAAGATGAACAATAGCAAAGGCTAGGCTATTCATTTGGCGACCTGTGGCAGGCCATTCTTGACCAGCGGGTAGCCCATTAGCAAGTGACATAATACTTTGTGGGGTTGCATAACCCGGTGCTGAACCGCCGATGTCTAAGTTAGTAATAACTCCGCTTGAGTTAGACCTGAACAAATAAATAGACATATTGCCAGCTATTTTTGTATCAGTATTACCTGCTCCGTCAATCAAACCGTCTACGCGTGTTTCATCTACCGTGCTAAATACAACCTGTCTGTCACCATAGTAAAACTTAGACTTATCAAAGGTAAATTGCCCATCATCGCTAATTGAACTAACGACCATCACGTAATACATATCTATAGCGTTAGTAGTCATCACAGCGTCAACAAACTTACCGCCTATGTAAGCATCACCATAGACAATAGGTATTGACCTAGTAGTATCGGGTGGAACTTGTATTCTTACACCGTTATCGGTAGCCGAGCCAGCGCTAGTATTTCGTGGCGTTAAGATGGTAGAAATAACGTAAGAAATTGCAATGTTAATGGCAACGGTAATGGCAACTGCTGCGATTGAGCCAGCAGTTAACGCGCCAGCAGTTATTAAACCTGCAACTATGACACTGCCAACTGCGTAAGCGTTAACAGTGTAACAAATAGAAAATAAGACAATTGCAAGTTTTATCATTATTGAATCCAGTTTTCATCTAATTTTCTAAAGCCAAACTTTTCATATTTTATGTTTGGGCTTGTTACCATCTTTGCCATTGTAAAAAATTTAATTCGACCCGATGCTTTTAATTCGTTGCCGTAGTCTACATATTTTTTAAGTAACCTATACCCAAGTGACGTATTACGATACTCAGGTTTGACATACCAAGCCAACTCAGACAATTGCAACGTTTTGTTACACCAAATTGAGGGCGTCATAATTGCCATTATTAAACCTTTATTAGGCTCAAGGTATATGATGCCAGCACCAGCCAAAATTGTGTCAAGCAATCTATTCCAATACTCAACGTTGTTTAATTCGCGCAACTCTACAATGTCGCTTTCGTTCTTAAACTCAACCATTAAATCAATGATTAGCTGTTTATCAAATTTATTGGCTGTTCTCATTAGTTGCCATTGCCACCGTTAAAATTACCCGTTTCGCTAAATACACTTTCGTCTGTTCCTGTGGTAGTAGTGTCGCTTGTTGAGGTAGTTTGACCACCACTAACAGGCGGTTTACCAAAATCAAAGTAAAGGGAGGCAATGACTGCAACGCGATTCATGCTTGTATCACTTGGGTAAAATGTTTGCCATTGCGTAGAGTTAGTTTTCATACCCGATGTGCGGTTTTGTAAAACTAAACGCATAGACGAACACAACGCGACAACCGTAGCAATCCGCATTCGTAATGATTCGTTAAAATCTTCGTTGATTGCAAAATTGTTAATGATGCCCTGATAGCGCTTAAAAAACTGTAATGTCGGGCTTGTAATAATTTGATTGTTATCATCTAAAAAACCACGCCATATTTCAATTGTGCTACCTTTTAAATCTGAATCAAGAATCAACGCTATGTTGTTTGAATCAATGCCAGTTAACATTATCCGCAAATCAAATGATGATGCTTTAATGTCGCGCTGTATTTCGCTAATTCCTAAAAAACTCCCCATACCTTGAAATGTTGTACCGCCTACTGTGATAGGTGACGCGGCATTGCAAAACGTATGCACCTCATCGGGCATCGTTAACTTTACAAACTCTGCATATTTGATCGATGTTGACTGTAACGCATTCATAATCGTTGTCATGTTTTGTCCTTAATTAATAATATTTTCACGAAATATAAACGGTGAATCCCATTGTACAAAAGCACCGCCTGTCATCGGGTTTAGAGTGTAAGTAGGGCAAGATTCTGCAATGACGTTAAATGATACATTTTTGCCAAGTGTTACAGTTGCTCCCGATGCTGGCGTGCCAATAAGTGGTCTGTGAATAAACACAGTTGAACCCGCAGAGTCTGCTGTCACTTTATATGTGTAGCCACCAACTTGTAAAAAGTCACCTGCCTTAAACGTGCCATTGCTTGATAAAGATAGCAATTGGGTATTGGGTGCTGGCGTTGCCGACAGCGTAGCCGCTGTAGCCGTGCCCTGCATCTTTGTAAACCATTCTAACGACGGTGTATTAAAACTAATTGTTTCGGGTAATTGTCGGTCTAAATTATCGATAACCTGTATAACGTTTCTTACTTGTGGATAATATAAATAATTATTAGGCACAACAGTAAACACCCACGGCACGGCTGTTAAGTACTGAGCCACGCGCAACTGTCCAGAACGGCTAACCTGTTGCCCGATTACGCGCCTATTGTTTACCGTCATTTGAGTTTGTATATTTAATATTGTTTGGAAGCTCATGCTCTACTCCGATTATTTGCTATTGATTTATTTGCAAATTGATTAGCCGACCATACCGCGCGTGAGCTTCCGTAAATCCTGTCTTCAAACGACTTAGTATCTATTGCATCAATGTAATTATTAGTAACGTTAGTTGTGCCACCAAAGTCACCAAGATTGTTGTTGGGTATGATTGCACCTGACCTGCCAGGTATAAATAACTCTGGACCATTCTCGCCCACAAGGCTTGGCCCAGTAATCGTGCCACCACTAGCAAATGTAGAGTACGAGCCTACATCACCGCCCGGCACACCACCCGATGGTGTTGCGCCTGCGCTAAATGCGCCGATGGCAAACTTAATGCCCATTTGCAATAATTGGCTGGCTTGCATCTTTAATTGTATTTTAATAATGTCTTTAATGACGCTTTCAGCAAAGTCACTAAAGGAAAGTTTTCCGCTGTCCACAAAATTATCAATCGCTGTGTTCATGTTACTAACTAGACTGCCAAACATATCAGCCGCGACTGTAGCGTAGTTTTGTGCATCTTCGCTAAATTGTGCGAACGCTTTGTTCCACCCAAAACTAAAGGTCATTTGTGACGCAATGGTAGCCTCTTCCATTTGACGTGTAATCATTTCGTACATACTACCTAATCGTTCAACCTCTAATGCTTGCCTGTCATACTCCGCAAGTGTTTGAGAGTCTGCGCCCTGTCCTGCTGCCTTCTCGCGCTTGTCTGATATTTCCTGTAGCTTTGCACTTGTTGCGTCTAAGACTGCGTTAACGGCTTCCTGTACGCGTTTTTCGTTAGTAGCCATACCTGCCATGCTTGCTTTAATTTCAAGCATCTCAAGCCCGTGTATGCGCTCACGTTCAAACTCAGCAGAAACTAATTTAGCTTCTTTAAGCATGTTTGCGGTTTTGTCGACCTGGTTTGGGTCTACCATGCGTGGCGCTTGCGGTTTTATAATAGATAAACCTATGCCCGCATCATCTTTAGTTTGGTTTTGTATTGCTTCTAATTCATCTGAGTAACGCCACGCATTAGCAATTTTTTCTTTTTGAAATTGATCAAAATCTTTTTCATTTTGTTTAAGTTTAAGTAAAACGCTTGATTGTTTAGCTAAGGCTGACTCTTGCGCTTGGTCAGTAATAGCCATAGAGTACTCAACGTTAGCCATAACGTAACTAATAACGTCACCCGCGTGTTGTAACACTTGTATAAAGCCACGCACAATGTTTATGACATTACCTATGACATCAGCAGTAAATGCAAAACCATACGCAACATTGTCCAACCATCGTGGCAAGTCTGTGCGTATGATTTCCTGTATGCCAACTCTTAACTGGTCTGATTCTATGTAAGAATTAAACATTGCTTGCGTAATGTTGTTTAACATCGGCAACACAGCGGTAGCCATTTCGTTAGCCAAGCCTGTAAAAATAGAGCCTAATTGCGTCAAGCTGTCATTAAATTGCTCTGCCGATTTGGTTGTATCACCGCCAATTACTAAACCTAATTTTTCGGCCTCTGCACGTAACTTTTCTACACCATCACGCCCACCGTTTAGCAGTGGTATTAATTGTGCGCCTGAACGACCAAACAAGCTCATGGCAATAGCAGTTTTATTCGCACCGTCAGCCATGCCTGCAAATCTTTCTGAGATTTGTAGCATTGCTTCGTCAGTGCTTTCTA